AATCACAAGTACATCTACCGAGATTGTGCTGAGTGATGTTACGGGTTTACCCGCATCCGGGTTCATAAAAATCGACAATGAAATCATCAACTACGGTTACATAACCCAAAATACAAACTCCGTCACGGGGACTTTGTATAACTGTTTCCGTGGTCAACAAAACACAATTGCAGCGGCACACACCGCTGCGGCTACCGTTTACTGGCAGCAAGTCCCAGCAGTCACCGTTTGGCCAACACCAGACAATGCCCAGCAGTATCAGCTGGTCTATTGGCGCTTGCGTCGTACCCAAGATGCAGGTGGCGGGGTCAACATCATGGACGTCCCATTCCGCTTTATCCCTTGCATGGCTGCTGGTCTGGCGTACTACGTGGCTGGAAAGATTCCAAGTGGGGCAGAGCGCCTTGGCTTCCTCAAAGCCCAGTATGACGAGGCTTGGGAGCTTGCCGCGTACGAAGACCACGAGAAAGCAGCTTTGAGACTTGTACCCCGTCAGACCTACATTGGGAGGTAAGGATGGGTAACAGGTTTGCCAGCGGTAAGAACGCAATCGCCCAGTGCGATCGCTGCGACCAACGGTTCTTGTTGAAAGTTTTGAAGACTGAGATCATCAAGACCAAGAATTACAACCTCTTGGTTTGTCCGGAGTGCTGGGACCCAGACCAGCCGCAGTTGCAGTTGGGTATGTTCCCGGTGGATGACCCACAGGCTTTGAGAAATCCAAGGCCAGATCGCAGTTACATCTTGTCAGGCACAAACGGTTTGCAGATTGTTCCGACAGGCAATGGGCCAAACGGGGCGGGAACGGTTGAAGGTGGTAGTCGAATCTTCCAGTGGGGCTGGTATCCAGTTGGAGGATCAAGGGCAAATGACGACGGTCTAACACCAAATAATTTGGTTTTAGCAGTGGAACTTGGTACAGTTAGCATAGTTACGACATAAGGAGTCGATGATGGACGCAAAGAAAGCAGTTCGCAAACACGAACAAAACATGCACCCCGGTCAAAAGCCAACCAAGCTTCGCGCTGGCGGAAAGACCAACAGCGACATGCTCAAGTATGGTCGCAACATGGCAAAGATTATGAATCAGCGTAGCTCTGGCAGAGGTAAATAATATGAGAAGCAGCACTGAAGAATTCAGCTATTTCCCTGCTGACACCAAAGACCCAATTGGGAAGTACGTGCAACCCAAGGCATACGCATCTGTGACTGTTGGTGAAGAGTCAGCAAAAGAAACAATGCGCAAGGCCAACGTGTCTGTTGCGAACACTCGCAGCCAAGACTACCCACCTACCAAAACCAGCGGTGTACAAATCCGTGGCACTGGTGCGGCTACCAAAGGCAAAATGTCTAGAGGCCCAATGGCATGAACTACAGCGAGCTTGTAACTGCGATTCAGGATTACACGGAGAATAGCTTTAGCTATTCAACCAATCCTACGCCTATCAATACTTTTATTGAGCAGGCGGAGCAACGCATTTACAACACGGTTCAGTTTCCATCCATTCGCAAGAATGTGACGGGTGTAGCCACAACCAACAACAAGTATCTGTCCTGCCCCAATGACTTTTTGGCTGTGTACTCGTTGGCAGTGATTGATGCGGACGGTAACTACGAATACTTGTTGAACAAAGATGTGAACTTCATCCGTCAGGCGTATCCAAAGCCAACTGACACAGCGATTCCAAAATACTACGCACTGTTTGGCCCAACGACAACCAACTCACCAAGCCCAGTGGTTACCACTGAATTGAGTTTTATCCTTGGCCCAACCCCAGATGCGGCGTACGATGTTGAACTGCATTACTACTATTACCCCGAGTCAATCGTCACAGCAACCACAACATGGTTGGGCGACAACTTTGATTCTGTGTTGTTGTATGGCTCTATTGTGGAGGCTTATACCTATATGAAGGGCGAGCCTGACATCATGGCGTTCTACGACACAAAATACAAAGAGGCACTTGCGTTGGCAAAACGTCTGGGCGATGGTATGGAGCGATCCGACAGTTATAGAAGTGGGCAATATCGTTTATCGCCTTTACCTCAAAACAACGGAGTTGCGTAATGATTAAACATACGCGCCAAGAGGCTAAAAGATTGGGGTTGCCTACGTGTTATGGGTCGGCATGTACTAAACACCCCGAGCTTGAGGGGCTTCGTAGGGTGTCTGGAGCGTGTGTTGAATGCGCCAAAAAAGCATTACAAAGTAGTCGAGCGACAAATAAAGAACGTACGCAGGCGCAGCGCCGTAAAGACCGATTAAAAATGATGCTCAAACCCGAAATGGTTCAAAAGAAACGCAAACGTGATATTCAATACCGCAAAGCAAACAAAGAATCATGCCGCGCCACCATTCTTGCGTGGAGCGCAAATAACCCAGAAAAAGTAAAAGCGTACGCAAAGAAAACAAAAGCCAATAACAAAGGTAGAATAAACGCGCATACGGTAAAACGACGTTTGGCAAAAATTAACCGCACACCAGCATGGCTGACAGAAGATGATTACTGGATGATCCAACAAGCATACGATCTTGCAGCTTTACGTACAAAAATGTTTGGGTTTTCTTGGCATGTTGACCATATACTTCCACTCCAAGGCAAAACTGTTTCAGGTTTACACGTACCAACAAATTTGCAAGTGATCCCCGCAGTAGATAATATACGCAAGGGGAATCGTTAATGGCGTTTACCGGCAACTTCTCTTGTAACACCCTGCGTGCTGGGTTAGCCAATGCAACGATCAATCTGACTTCAGATACATTCTATTTGGCCCTGTACACGAATGATGCAACGCTTGATGAAACAACCACAGCCTACACCGCAACCGGTGAGGCTTCTGGCGGAGACTATGTTGCAGGCGGGCAAGTTGTAACAACTACCGTGTCGTCTGAAGCCACAGCATCTGGTAGCGTTACATACGTGTCGTTTTCTTCTCCTTCTTGGACGGGTCAGATTACCGCAAGAGGGGCTTTAATCTATAAAGCGGGAGACAATGGCGCTATTTGCGTTTTGGATTTTGGTAACGACAAAACATCCAGCAATACTTTCACTGTGACGATGCCTGCCAACACCAGCACATCCGCACTCATTCGACTTGTTTAAGGAGTAACAAATGTCAAGCATAGAAAAAGCAAAAGCCGCCGATGTCATCGGCAGCGCAATCACAAAGACCTTGCAATCAGGCGAGTCAGCCACCGCCAAGGGCGTGTACCACATGCAGTGCTTTGACAAAGACGGTAACCTGAAGTGGGAAGCTGAATGCCCCAATCTGGTAGTTAACGTTGGTCTGCAAGACATGAACGCCAAGTATTTCACTGGCAGCGCATACACAGCCGCTTGGTATATTGGTTTGTACGGTTCAGGCGCGTCCAACAGCCCTGCGGCTGGCAACACCATGTCTTCACACAGTAGCTGGACAGAAGAGACTGGATACAGCCAAGCAACACGTCCAGCCTGCACATTCGGCACTCCCACCACAGCTAACCCGTCTGTAGCTACCAATTCAGCCTCCCCTGCTGTTTACAGCATCAACGCCACAGCAACTATTGGTGGGGCGTTCTTGGTCAGCGACAGCACCAAAGGTGGCTCTACAGGTACTCTGTACTCTGCTTCTGACTTCACATCCCCCGGTGACCGCTCTGTTGTGTCTGGTGACACATTGAACGTGACATACACACTCAGCTTGGCTGGTTAATAGGAGCGCATGATGGCAACATTCAAAAAAGGCGATGTCGTTAAATTAAACGGTGTTGTGCCGCAAGGCCCAGTGCTTGCAATGCGTATGGATGAAGACGGTAACGTGTTCTATCTGATTGAGTGGACAGACGTTATTGGAAACACCCAACAGCGTTGGTTTGCAGAATCTGAATTGGTTGCAACTTAATATGAGTGGGGCATGACGAGTGTTTGGATTTCTAGCATTCTCACAAGCCCCGTTTTCGTCGCTTAGTGGTAATACATTTGCTGCCTCAGTATCTGAATCAGCCACAGCGACGGACAGCATATCTTCGTCTTTAACTTTTAGATCTTCCATCTCCGAGACAGCTACCGCATCTGAT